CCGCCTCGGGCTTGGGAGCCTCGGGCGCGGGCTCCGGCTTGGCGTCGGGCACAGGCGCCTCGGGCTTGGGAGCCTCGGGCGCGGGCTCCGGCTTGGCCTCCACCTCGGGCTTGGTCACATCACCTTCCGGCTTGCCAGCCTCGGGCTCCGCCTTCTTCACAGCCTCTGGCGCCGTGGCCGCGCTCTTCACTTCCTTGGGAGCTGCCATGGGTTCCTCCTCCATTCGTTTGACGATCAAAAACTTGCGTTGAATTGCCGGTTTGTCAACCAGCGACACCTCATTGACCTCCAGGTCAACGATGCGTCTCACACCCTTCATTTCCTCTTCACTCTTTTTTTGGCTCATAGCAACTCCAGATTTTAGTCCAATGGGGTGGCCAAGGGAAATTTACACCAATGTGGCCATCCCACCGATGCTGTATCCGGTGATCTCCCCTGCCTTGATTTTCTTCCACACACTCTCATCCAGCACTTTGACCACCATGAGCCACGAACCCTTCTTGACCGGCTGGTCCTGCACGGTCATGTCAACCAGAGAAATGTAGCTTTGCGCCAGTTCAACTCCGATGTTCCCAAACAAGCGGTGCATCAAGCCCAGCTTGGTTTCACGATTATAGCTGGCCAGGAAGGCATGGGCAGCTTCCTCAATCACATCTGAGTTGATGGTGTCGTTTTGAGCATCCACTTCATCTGGTTCTAAAACAACACCATAAACAAGCCGTTTTTCTGAATCAATCTTGGCAATAGCTACGTTGCATTTCACCTCCGCGTTGTAGCTCTTGGGTTGCACTTCGCCCTGGGAATCGTGAACGCTGTCCATGTTGACACCCTCTTGTTTCTTTGGCGCAGCACCCGCTGGTGCTTCGCTTTCAGACTTGGTCACCACAACACGCACACGGTGCAACTGCGTCGCACGCTCCGTTTTGGAAATTGTGCGTCTTGGCAACCGTTCTCTTTTCATCACCATGGCGACACCCTTCAAACCATGTCCACAGTACACCGACAATTGAGGTGGAATGGAGGCATGCTGAACCCCTCTGCCATCAGCGCATCGGAATCACTTGCCCCTGAATCCCCAGCCTTTGGCGAAATGTCCAACAGCTTTTCCGGATTCAACCACGGGTGGATGTCCGCCACGTCATCAGGCGTCTTGGCATCAACCTCTTCCTCCACAGCCTGAATCCCTTTTGAAACAGAGAATGTCTTTCCATCCATGTGCGAACACACCTCGCACGTCCGTTCATCAATCGGATTCACGATGACATACTGTTGGATGTTCAATTCTTCAAAGCTACGCAGTTGCCCCTGGACTCTGCTCACAGTCACCGCATTGTTCACAACGCCTTCCAGGTAGGATGACGCTGTGCCAACATACCCTTCAGGGCTCTCAACACGCTCCATGACCCGTTCCAGCTTTTCGCGCAGCTTGTCTCTGCCCATCTCGCCAGCGCCTCCGGCCTCAAGAACTTCTTTGGATGCGCCCCTGATGGCCCGCTGCACCCGGGTCCCATACAGATCGCCAATCCAAAAAGTCTCGTGCCTTCTCAGCGCCTCAATGGCCTTCTTGTCTTTCACGCCCAAAACGGGTTTGGCTGTGGCTTTGGCCTTCTGCACATCTTCTTTTTCAGCAGCTGCTTCCTCCTGGTTGTACTGCAGACTGCGCTTCATCTTCCCCGAGGCTTTCTTGAACCCAGCATCCCGGGCCAGCTTGTAGGTTTGCTCAACCCCTTCCAAATAGGTGTCCAGCACTTCATCTGACCAATCGCCAAAGATGCCATCAACAACTTCCATGATGTCGCCCAGGCTGGCATCCTTTTCAAACATCGGGAGGGTCTTATCAACAGCTTTTTTGACCCTGGCCATCCATGTGCCACGCATCAGCTTCCGCAGCCTGTTCTCAATCGCAGCAATCCTTGTGATCTCATCACTGCGCGCTGCCTTCAAGAGCAAGTCCTCAACACGCTCCAGGCGCTTGTAGATGGCAACCTTGCTGCCGCTGTGGCCCTGGCAGGTCATTTCTTCCCGCCCTCCGCCTCACCACCCGCTCCGCCTTCCAGCTCATTGATGAGGCCCAGACGCAAATCAATCAATCGCTGGACAGCATCAAATGGGTTGGTGATGGCATGCTTCATGGCGGTCACCTGTTGTCCAACCTCATTCGGCATGGCCATGTTCTTCACAGCCTCTGCCATGGTCATGGAGAATGGGATGTCCAACGGCACAGAGGCATCCATGGATGGGAGGTCCTGCCCCAAAACAGCTTCCAGGATCATCCTGGCTGTGCGCGGAGTCATGCCACCAGACCGCTCCGCACCTGACATGATGCTGATGAGGCTTGTGTTGTCCGTGACGTTGGGCGAATTGGACTTGTATTTGTGGTACACGATGCCCATTTCAGGGAACAAGCGCCGATTCATCCAGGCATCAAACTCATCCCGCTCCGGAGCAAACACCTGCTCATCTGCTAGCACCCGGCTGGACTCAGCTGTTGCCCGGGTGTAGTCATCGCTCCGACCCACAAAGATTGGAGGCAGACGGAATGCCCGCCTGATCTTGTCTTGGTTGTTCTGCGAATACTGTTGGAACAACGCATCCGTGTGCTGAAGCGCCACCAGCGGTTTGACATCGATCTTGACCTGGCCACCATCCTCGCCTTCATAGGATGATTCGCCCTCCAAGATCAAAAACTTGCTGTAATTGTCAGAGCCTTGGATCTGGCTTTCAACAAACTCCTTGATGCGGTCGATTGAAGCTTGGGTCAGCATCCCATTCGACACGGCAATCATCATCGACGGGATGTTGTTGTTCTTGAACGTGGTGAAGTTGATTTCCTCGGATGCCCGATCACCAAAGATGGACAGCAGATTCCCGATGTACCTGGGGACACCATATGGCGTCCTGGGAGCGTAGTTGCGAAAGTGCACCAGCTCAGTCGCACGCTTGGTCACATCCAAAGGCGCTTGCGCCAATTCGCCTGTGGTGCAATCATACACCCTTGGGTCACCAAATTCCTTGTACCACCGCTTGGCACTGGAACCCACCCACCCAAGGCTTCTCAGCTGCGTCTGCTTGGATTGGACATAGCGCCGAAATCTCTTCCACGTTTTGACCTTGACCACCTTGATGGAACCATCCTGCTGCAGCTCCAGCAAGGGCACCTCAACCTCAAAAGGCTGTTCCTCCACAGGTGTCAGGCGCACTTGATAGGATGGGACGTGATTCAACCCTTGGATTTTGCCATCCAACCCTCGGACAACTTCCATGCACCCATTCCCATTCAACTCCAAATCCTTCCTGATCTTCCTCCGGGTCATGGTGAAGCTGTCTTCAATTGATGCATATGCAAAAAAGTTTTCCAGCCGGATGCGCTCTTGATTCACTTCATTCTTCAGCCCATCCGGAGGATTCTTGTCCATGTCAACACGCGGGATGAACCTGTGTCCAAACCCGTCAATGTTGATTTCCATGGCCTCGATGCACTGATTCAACTCGGTGCTGTGCTCATTCAGCATCGACAACACAAGCAGATCAAACGGTGGCTCAACAATTTCACCCTTGGCCACCATCGCACCCAAATCATCTGTGGTGGAACCAGCCGGTTTGACCTCCCCGCCCTGCGCATCCTGTTTGGTGATTGGAAGCACCAACACACGGACACGGCCCATAGCCTTCTGGTTCCCGGTTGCCGCCTTCTTGTTTGCTTCGCCCAAGCCTTCCATGTGCCACCTCTCAGATCAATCCTGGCTCTTTTTCTCTGCGGCGCCGCTTCCCCTTGGATCTGGAAGCCCGGATGGCGTTGTCCAACGCATCAAACAGGTCCTTGAATCGACCATTCGGGAACCCAACCAATTGGTCAATCAGCCCTTCATTCCCCGGCAGGAAGAACATGCGCTTGTCCTCGAACAAAGATGTCAATTTCCAAGCCCGGGTGATTTTGTCCTCTTGGGTGTTGATTGGAAGCACCCTGATGTCCTTGTTCCGGTCCTTCAACTCCTGGGCCAATGCCAACTGATATGCATTCGTCTCAACACCCATGAAGATGGGGTCATGACGCTTGAACCAATCTTCAAGAAAGTGCACCTGTTGTTTGAATCGGAGGTGGCCGGCAAACGATTCCAAGATGTAATAATTGAGCTGTTGTGTGACTGCCAGGGCCACAGCGGCAAACTGGTCAGCAGAATCCTTCTGTGAGATTGCCAGGTCAACGCCCACGTACAATTTCACTCCGGACGGAACATCGGCAGCAACAGCAGGTTGGCAGTCATCGTATTGGAACACCTCGCCCTTCATGGCCTCTGTGTCGCATTGATACTGGGCATTGAAAATGATGGTCCCTGACTTCTTGCGTTTTTCAATGAACCACTCAGGCGCATATTTCTCAGGCCATGGACTTCGCCCTTGGTCATCCAGCGCCCTGACAATGTTGTGGTCGTTGGCCAATTCATTTTTGATCAGATGGCCATACAGGTCCTCATAGTGATAGCGCGTCCCAAGTCGGTGGTGCTCCCCTCTGAATTCAACTTCAGGGTCCGGAGGCTCCAAGCATGGGTCCAGCGTTTGATAATACCACGTCCGGACACGGTCACGCATGTGCTTGGTCCGGCTGTTCTCTTCATCCACCAAGTCATCTGAGATGATGACATCATAGTGGCGAGAAACAATTGTGGTCTCAACACCCACGCATGTGATGCTTGCTTCCTTGGTGTGCTTCCTCCGGGGCAGTATCTCGATTTCACGGTTGTCCCATTTGGTCACTTTCCGTGGATCGTAGTATTCCCCAAAGATTTCAATCAGCTTGTAGTTGCTTTCAAAATGTCCTTTGATTTCCTTCAGGAATCCTTCTGCGTTGGCTGAGGTCTTGCTGGCGATCAAGATGCGCAAGTCAGGATTCTTCAAGAGCATGTGGATGGACTTTGCAACGGTGCACAGAGTGCTTTTCCCCGCGCCTCGGAACACCAACTGCAGGTTGTCACGATGCTCGAATTGATACTTGAGCAAGGCAAGATGGAATGGCCTCACCTGGTATCCCAAAACGTATTGGGCCAGCAGGTCCACCCGGTTGTTTTCGATGATTTGGCGGCGCAACCATTCTGCCTTCATCTTGTGATAGTGCGCCAAATACTCTATGAGTTCAGACCGCTCTGCTTCAGCGAGCATGTTTGGATTGGCTGAGATGGTCTGAACTTTGGGCGCCATCAGATCACACCTTCCCAAAATCCCTTCTTGACTTCGCCCGCCTCTTCAAGGTCTGCCTTGAGATCATGATCCTTGAGCCACTTTTTGGCCTCGGCCGGTGTCCACTTTTTCTTGTCAAAGCGCAACGATTGCAGGCCGGTTGTGCCATCTTCCCTGTATCCAATGATGGCGTCAATGCCATCAGGGTATCCCTTTGGGTGGATGCGAACAAACCGCTCAAACTGTTCTGGGTCCAACTGCCGGGCGGCATGTTCGCTGGGATACGGCATAACCAACCTCACGCACCAGCAACCAGGATCTTGGTCGAGCCTCCGCCTGTTCCAGCTGTGACAGCAACCAAGATGATGCAGCTGTCCACATCCAAGGCAAACTGGCTGGGCGTGTTCGCTCCAGCAGCGCCATACGTGGTGGCGCCTGTGGAAATGAACTTGCCTGCCTCATCCGACCACGACAACACCTTGAGGGTCGGATTGGCACCTCCAGATGGCACGGCCTGGATCACCGCTCGCTTGTAGCCCTTCATGTTCATGCCCTGCGCCTTTTCGGTGATGTCGGCCACATCATCGGCCACAACCACACGGTGCAGGTTGAACTCGGGCGCTTCAGCCGGGCTGCGTTTGGTATCTGCCATGTGACATTCCTCCGAATGAGAAAGGTGGCGCCCGGGAAATCACAGCCGATGCGGGGGGTACAACGGCCACGATTCCCGGGCGCCACTAGCCTTGGATCAGCACCCGCCCTGGGATCAACCCTCCACAGCGTAGTGCACCAGCTCACCGGACACGTTGAGGTCCGTGTCGGCACCCAGCCTGAAGCCATCGCTCAGAGGGGTGATGCCGTTGGTGCTGGCCAGGATGATCTGCGTGGTGTCCGCATTCACCTGCTTGAGGGCGGAGGCATCCGCCATCCCCTCCATCCACTCGCCCAGGACCAGACCGCCCGCGTTGATGAGCTTCACGTGGACGGGCCGGAAGCCAACCGTACAAACATCCAGCTGGGCTCCGGTGCCGTAGAACGCCCCACACACCTTCCGCATGCTGCCTGACGCCATGACCAACCTCCTTGTCACACCCCTTGATGACCGTTCCCAGAACCATTCTGGTCACAGTCTGCGGCATCCCTGCCGCTTGGGGTCTTGAGAGCATCCATCATTTTGTGGATGCAACTTGGACAGATTCTGATGCCATCAGCCGGAATGGCGATGGCTGTTTCAACGACAGCCGAACAGAAAGAACAACGCAACACCCACCTCAGACTCTTCCCGTTGATGGCAGGTTGCTCGGCCTCCCGCCACACGTTCCAAGACGGTGTGGAATCTTCTTTGGAGAAGTTGATCACCACCATGCCCATCTGTCTTTTCCGTCCTTCCATTGCTCAGGTGGTATCTTTACCTGTTGCCCAGCAGCACGTCTAGCATCCACCTCAAATGGGTTGTCATAGTATGAGTGGAGGCTCTTACAAAAAAGCCAAATCCACACACTTGAAAGAATGTATAGAATGGGCTGGAAAACCCCAAACAAGAGTTGCTGTTTCACGTGCCTTTCTTCATGCGTTACCGTTTGGGCCACAACCTCGTACCCTTCTTTGATCAAGATGAATGGGCCAGATGACCACCCAGCCCAATTCCCCTTGGACATGTAGTTGAACGTGCGACACCCCTTGGGAACCACCAACAGGATTGCCCACCCTGTGAAGCGCCCCCACTTGAACTGTCCAAACGCCCACATCGCCCCGATGTACAGAGCAGAAATCAGCGTGTTCACGATCATC